CTGGCTGATGTTCTCGCACCCCGAGTAGTGATACTCTTTTAGGAGAACAAAGAATTTTACATCTTCTTAGGATGCCTATGAGAAGTGTCAACGTTGAGTCCTGCTCCGTCCGGAGCGCTTAAACGTTTACCCTTTACCCTTTTACGGGGGCTCGTTTCTCTCAAGTTTAGTATAAGCAATGAAGTTTGTGCCTCGTCTTGACTAAGATTCCCTAGAATTCAAAAGGGCTGATTCCATCAACGGCTCGGATATATGATATCTCAAGCTTGTTGTAAAATCTGCTTAAATCTTTAACTGCCTTACGGTCTCTCCAATCGATTGATAATCCATTGGGGACATGTGGTAAGTTAAGTAGAATCTGTGGTGAATGATAATCGTCAGAATCAGTATACATTTCAGTATATGAGGCATACTCTTTTAGAGCTTTATCATAATCTCGTGCAAACGATAAGTAGTACAACCAGAAAGATGGTGTAATAATTCTAAATACTTGCTCTAACAGAGCATAATATCTATTTTTACTCACTACTGTGGAGAACCACTTTTTGTGGAATTCTGCATCTTGTTTAGAGATGGATTCAACACTCCTTGATATTTTATCGAGGATCACGGGATATAACCCGTGCCATAAACAATAGTTTATGTTATCTTGACTCATAACCCGGTTAAGAACGTAGCAATTCAACGCGGAAGCGCTCAATTGCCGTCTAACTATAGGGGAGTCCAAGGTACCCATAGACGCCCACATGGCAGAATATATTACTTTGGCGTAAGCCTCAGGATATTTCTCCATTGTGGATCTTAATGTAGGTCCGTCTAAAAAGAATCCTTTTCTCAATGCTTCTGTGAATACAGAACCAATAAAATATTTCTGCCGTATAGAAGCTAGGATATTTCCTGCTCCTAACGGAGAAATGTCGCACGAGGGTCCTTTCCATCGTTTAGCAAACTCAACTAAATCATTAGATATTAGTGATTTACTCAGATTGATCGAAACACCAAGCGTAGACATAATTATTTTATATTGTTCCGCCACCTTGTCGTGATTGATAACAATATCATCACCAAGAAGTGCATATTTTGTAAAGTTTGATAAGCCCGCTCTACGAGCAGCTAGATTAACAATCACATGATGTGTTAATGCTAACATTGCCCAAGAAGAATACGCCCCCATTGGTTGCCCAACAGAGTATTTAATGTACTCTCCCTTGTAAAACCAGGCGAAATCAAGTAATCCTTTCCAGGCTAAAGAGTCTACTTTTAAGAGTCTAAGTATTTGTACCTGTACATCTATAGGAAGACGATCTGTTGCGGCAGAAAGATCAAAAGAATAGAACTTATGTTCAGGATCATAGTTTGCAATTAAATTATTTAATGCAAGATCCTGGTCCATGGTTCCATCTTGAGGTATTTCACGTAACTTATCGAAGATACAATCGTGTAAGGGGAGCAACGCAAGTTGAACCCACCAGTTAGTTATTGCAACTACTCTGGCTTTACCCGGTTGGTCATAAACTATGGATAATTTACCAAGTTTTGATGGATCTAATAACCCTAACAATCTAAAAATTAGATAGAAGGGCCCACTAATAGTAAGAATTATGTACAACCAAATAAGGTAGTCATAAGACTTAGTCTTTAGTGCAAGGCGAGAAAAGTAATAAAGTTGTCTAGGATTCTCGATAAATGCGAAAGCATCTATTCCAGAAGTCCAAGTAGCTTTCTTACCGTTCGGACCGGCTGATTCAGATATAAAACCGTAAAACGGTCGATATCTTAACGAATATAATTTCATCCCTTTTAACACCTCAGCTAACTCGGAGTAATTCAACTCGCGAGCCAAACCATTAAATGGTAATATTAAATTATCCATAGACGGTTTAACTTTGGTTGCAAAAGTTCGGAATATACTTAAAACAGTAAAGACTGCCTTCGTAATTCTATAATGATCAACATTAGATCTATCAATAATGATATCTCTAAGAGGTCGAGGAATTATGGTAGGAAAACCTTTAGCATCTCTTTTAACCCGAGGTTGTGAAACCTCGAATAAAGGAGTATTATTATAGGCCATTATTGTACAGTGAAGCGCGATTTTTAAATACTGAAAAGTAAAATTAAAACCGTGGCTTTTAACTAGCTTCAATATACGAGCCATTAATAAAGAAAGGGGCTTACTAAATTGTTCTACTTGGCACACCCATAGGACAATTCCTAAATAGGGTTTAAACTCTTTGAGTTTAATCCATTTAGATAATTGTTGTTTAGATCGTCCAAAGTTAAAGTTATTAATTTTAGTAGCTTTATTTTGTGTATTGATCCAACTATGGTCTTTCAGCATTCTCCATCAGTTTAGACTGCTAATCTTCTGAATCGGCGAGGGGACGAATCCTCACTACTTAATAAAGCATAGTTGCGTAGCATACTACGATAGTTATCTACAGGTTAAAAGATCATTCTAACCCTTGCTAGACCGGTTTGACCCGGAGGCGGTATTGGGGATGGATAACACACTGGACATCGATTAAAGTTTTCACTTAGACCAATATACAGCTAACCTCGAAGGAGG